TACATCCAACCTATGCTCATCCATTTTGCGATGATGGAGTATCTTCCCTTTGCAGCCTATACGATTGCCAACGGAGGCGTATATAAGCACAATAGCGAAAACTCAACGAGCGTAGATAAGGGTGAGGTTGACTTCTTGATTGAAAAGGAGCGCAAGATCGCAGAATACTATGTTCAACGCTTCATTGACTATATGAGCTTTAACCAAGATTTATTTCCGGAGTATAACTCAAACACCAATAATGACATCTACCCCGACAAAGACGTCCAAAGGAGCGGATGGGTACTCTAAACGAACCTACAAGCCCAAGATGCAAAATATCTTAAAGTTGAAGTTATTTCTAAAGGAAGAACCAAAAAATGAGTAACCTAATATCTTGGGGAGTTGTCTATTGTGATAGTTGGTGGGGCGATACTGACCGCACTACCCTTTCTATTCAGAATGAGAGCGCACCCCCTTGCTTCGCACCTATCAATGACATTGCTATTGCGTTTCAAGAGCGTGTTGAAGCTGATGGAGGCGTATTAGAGGGCTACGATTGTTTGGTGGCTGCTCTGCAAGATCTGGGAGAGGATAACTATTACGAACTATTTGACACCTATATCCAACGGATGACTGACGATGGGGCTACGCTTGAAGGCCGAGACTGCCTTGTTGAACAATTATTTAATTTGAACTGATGAGTTATTTTGATGATGCCTCACTCGTAATGATTCCGAGTGGCTATAAAGACCAAAAAGTATATAGTGTCAAACCGATAGATGGATCGGGAGATTTGACATTCAGCCGAGCCTCTAACGCGACCCGTGTCAATAGTTCGGGCTTGGTGGAGAAAGTTCGTGAAAATCTTGCTTGGCCTTCCGAAGATTTTACGACAAATTGGGTTCCAAAAAATGGCGTTGTTACGGCTAATACTACGGCTAACCCTATTGATGGGGCTATTACCGCAGATACATTCACCGTCAATACAGCAGTAATACAACGCACTGGAGTTGAAAAGAACTTTACCTCAAGTGTCGGTGAGGTAACGGCATCAACATATTTCAAGTATACAAATAATCAATGGGTATTCCTTGCGATTTACGATACTAACAACGCCACTTATAGAACTGCCGCCTTTGACATTCAGAACGGAGTTGCTGGGGTAACATCAAGTGGCGCAACTTCTACTATTACAAGTGCGGGTAACGGGTTTTATCGTTGTTCTGTTACTTATCCAATAGCAACGAGTACAAACATTTACCATTCGCAAGGAGTTCTTGATTCAAATACAACGGGTGTAGTTGCTAATGTTACTGGCGGTGAATCATTCATAACATTTGGAGCGCAGTTGGAGCAAGGTGTATTAACCGACTACATCGCAACCACCTCATCAGCGGTAAGCGTAGGCCCCGTTAGCGGTTTGCCCCGTTTGGACTACCTTAATAGTTCTTGCCCTCGCCTCTTGCTTGAACCGCAGCGTACCAACCTTGCCTTTTACTCGGAGCAATTGGATAATGCAGAATGGTCAAAAACTGGCGGATTAACTGTTTCAGCAAATCAAACAACAAGCCCTTCAGGTTATGCTGATGGTGATAAAGTTATTGTTGGCTCTAACCAATTCGGTGAGCTACGAAGCTCATCAAGTTCACAAGCCGCTGGTACTTATTCTGCTTCAATCTTTGTAAAAAAAGGCGACTTGTCTTGGTGCGTGTTGCAAATGACAAATGGAACGGATTATGTTCGCACTTGGTTTAATATTGAAACTGGAGTTATTGGTTCAAATGATTCAAGCGTTTGGACATTAAACGGCAGTAAGATTGAGAACTATACAAACGGATGGTATCGTATTTCTATAAGTGTTACCACTACGGCTACAACGTCAAATAGGCTTGTTCTCCTTGCGGCAACTGGAGATGGTATTTTTGGTGCTGCTTTAAATACTTATTTCTTTGCTTGGGGAGGTCAAGTAGAAGCGGGAGCCTACGCCACCTCGTACATCCCCACACTTGGCACAAGCGTGACCCGTGTGGCGGATGCTGCTTCTAAAACGGGCATTTCTTCTTTGATTGGGCAAACGGAGGGGACTTTCTATTGGGAAGGTGTACGTCCCGAAGGTAGTTTAGATTTTGCAGCCTTTGGCGTTAGCGATGGGACTACAAATAACGAGGTGTATTTTCGTTTTACTGCTGCCGATAGTGTTGAATTATATGTACGAAGCGGTGGTGTTCAAACCGTAGGGTTTACATATACTGGCGCAGACCTAAACCAAAATACAAAGATTGCTTTTGCTTACAAGGCAAATGATGTTTCCGTATATGTAAACGGCATACAAGCACTTGCTGACAGTTCGGTTACAGTTCCAGTTAGCCTCACAAAATTAAACTTTTCACGAGGTAACGATACTTTGCCAATGATTGCAAGTGTAAACCAAGCCCTACTTTTCAAGACCCGTTTAAGCAACACGGCACTTGCCGAACTAACCGCATAAGATATGAAATTCCGTAAGTACGAGTTCACGCCCACGCAATGGGCAACGGCAAAGGCCAAGATTGAAACCACCGACGCAGAGGGCAACACTTCGTGGGATGCCTCCAAAGTAATCGCGGTGGTAGAATTAGGCCACCTTTGCACACAATGGGGAACGGATGCCGAAGGCAACCGCGTTTGTGAGGTAGAATCACCAAAGTATTCCGTTGACATCCTATGGACGGATCAACCCGCCACCACATCATTCGCATCCTATGTCGTATGGCCCGAACCTTGTGGCGTTCACATCTTCGCGGGATGGGCAGAACAATACGCAAAGGACTACTGCGCAGCCAACCCAGAAGCAGCCTATTGTCAACCTCCTACACCTCCCGTTGAATAATGAAAACTTGGATAACTAAACTCCTTTCAGTAGGAGATGAAGTAAGCTCAAAGCGTTTTGTTGCTTTGCTTGGATCTCTCATTTTGTTTGGCACTTTGGTAGCCAACTCATTTACGCACCAAGATATTGCCCCTTCTGATGCTTTGGTAAATGCCGTTTTGGTATTGACTCTTGGTTGCTTTGGTTTTACCTCCATTGACAAGTTTGCAAAGTGAAGGAGTTTTTAATGAATATGGGAATGAATGTCGGATTAGCCGTGAGTGGCTTTTTCGGCTCACTCCTATTGGTAGGCAAGCAGAAGGAGCATAACCTCCGTGAGCAGATTTTTTCGGTGATTGGTGGCACGATGAGTGCTAACTACCTAACCCCAGTAGTCATTGACTTTTTGGGCTTGGAAACTGAATCTCTGCACTATGGGGTGGCTTTTGTTATTGGCTTTGGTGGATTGAAGGTCGTAGAGTATTTATCTGATAAATGGTTTACGAAAAATGGTGTGGATTAACCTCGTTTGTAACATCTTGCTCACCATATCGGGAGCATCCTTTTACCTAATGCTCTACGGCAACTCTTCCAGCGTAGTCCACAAGTGGCCTTTGATTCATCACTGGTCTTTACGGGTGGGTCTTTCTGCTTTTGTAGCTGGGGCGTTTTTGAACGCACTTACCTTGAGCAACCCTCCCGTTACGGAGGTGCTTATGAATGTGGGCTTGGCTCTTATTTTTATTTGGGCAGTAATCTTTCACTATCGTAAGTTCAATGGCTAAAATGCAAACTGCTACCTCGTATGTTAGCAAGAGTAAGAAGCGAGGCAAACACTCCAAGCAAGAGAGTGCTAACAAGGCAAGTAAGAATTACAAGAAGCAATACAAGGGACAAGGACGATGATAATGCTTTCCGACAACTTCAGCCTTGCTGAATTGACAAAAACGAATACGGGGCTTCCTAACGCACTTCCCGAACATTTGTATAGCAACCTTCAATCGCTCGTAGATAATGTCTTACAACCAGCGAGAGATGCGTTAGGAGCGATTCAAGTAACAAGTTGCTACCGCTCACCCGAAGTCAATGTCAAGATTGGGGGTTCAAAGACCTCACAGCATTGTTTGGCTCAAGCGGCCGACCTCAAGTTCAAAGGGGGTAACGATGTACTTTTCAATTGGATTAAAGAAAACACCGACTTTGATCAACTCATTTGGGAGTTTGGCACGGATGATGCTCCGAGTTGGGTTCACGTTTCCTACTCCCCAAGACACCGAAAGCAAGTTTTAAAAGCAGTAAAAGTAAATGGACGAACTAAATACCTCCCCTTTTGATGAATGGCTCAATGATTTGGAAGAGGCTCCACAACCGACTTGTGGGATTGATAATCCCGATGAGTGTACTTCTTGCGGTAGTTAGTTGCGGTACTGCGAAACAAGTCCAAGAGAGTGTAGTTGTAAGGGATACGGTAATTGTAACCAAAGAACGAATCCTACACGACACGCTAACCATCCAAAAGGACACGATACTATACCAAGACCGAGTAAAGGTAGAGGTTAAGTATTTGGAGGGAGAGAAGATTGTCGTTACGGCAGAATGCTCTTCAGATACGATTACAGTCACTCAAGTGAAGGTTATTCAATCCAAACCCGAAAAGCATAAGTTGGGTTGGGAAGGGTTGCTTGGATGGATCATTGCTATTCTATGCCTCTTGGTCATTGTCCGAACAGTAGTCCAAAAGTTGTTTTAAGGTGCTTTTCGTGCGTTTTAAGCCACTCAACATAGCGGAGTGGTATGTGCGTATGGGTCAATGGGAGAAAGCCTCTTAAATCAAAGAAAAAAGAGAAGGGGGGACTATAGGGGGGTAGAGATAGTTAAGTTAGTTGGTAATTAACTATAATAGTTAATATATTATTAGTTTAGTTATAGTTATAGTTAGTAGTTTAGTAGAGTTAATAACTAACTATGACAAAGAAAGAGTTGAGAAAGAAATGGGATGCAATAGAAAGAGGTGAGATACCCGATGACTATCAAAACCCTTTCCTTTCTCATTTTGGTTTTATGGATTATCCACTTGATTCAAATGAAGAACTCACAAGAAAACGAGCAAGAGAAAAGAATAACTCCTAATCCCCATCAAGGATTCCGTTTTCTCTACTGGGATGACTTGGGCGATAGCCAAGCCGAAGTAGACAATCAAAAAAAATGATACCTTTGTACCGATGAGTAAAACTCCAAAGTATTATATCGGCAAGTACAAAAGCATAGAGGCGTTTGATGTCGTATTGGACTTCCAAGAGGATAACTACAATCTTGGAACGGCAATTACCTACCTCCTACGAGCTGGCAAGAAACCCAACAACCCAATCACCCAAGACATCAAGAAAGCCATTGCTCACCTTCAACGTGAGTTAGAACACCAAACC